TTGCGTTGATGATCTAGCGGATCCTCTAGGTGCATCATGCGCATCACTTCTTGATAGATTTCTTCTGGAAGTTTGAAGAGAACCATTTCGTTACAGCTAACACAGCCTTCAAACTTGCCCGAGCTCATTTTACCTAGTCCTTCAAAGCCTTTTCCTAAATCGGAGGCTTTAACTGGTTCATAACCCAATGCTACGCGTTTGTCGATACTGTCATAATTATTTGTGGTAGATAACCAGCACAAATGAAAGCCAGGGATAATCCCCGCTGGCAAGTCTGGCAATGCGCTATTTTGCCATTTATCTCTGAACGCTTCTGCACGTTCGCGCTTACTTTGGTTTGCAGGATCTTCTGATGCGATCCGCTCTTTAGTTTCTTGTACACGATCGGCCAAACGGTCCTCGACATCGCGTTTAATTCTTGTATTTGCCATTTTAATTAACCTTTATTTTCACGATCATACTGTGCATAAGCACGGATCATTTTGTTTCGTTTATCTGTATCGTCCCATGCGCCAGCATCTTTAATTGCATCTACTCGAGCTTTACTCAAGGTGATAGTTCCTGGCTTTGATGCACCTGCGTTTGAAACCCTGCTAGAAGCTGTTGGGTTTGCACGCCGGCTGCTACCACCTTTAGCTGTATAGCGGTGTGGTAAACGACTTGATAAACGACTGTCTAACTCTTCCCAATACTCAGAATCACTTGGATCCCAACCATCGGCAGCGAGTTCTTGGTCAACTACTTTGGCAATTCTACTATCTGTATCTCTAGCTTGTGGGTCAAACCAGGAGTTCTTCTTTAACCACTTAGTTGCATTTTGTTGCACTTCAGTTGTTGTCGGATTAGGAACATTCTGTTTTGGACTCTTTGCAGCGTCGAGTTGTTCTTTTTTGTAATGCTGAACTTGTTGCAAGCGTTGCTTAGCATCTGTAAGTTGCTCCAAGTATTCCATCTGGGCATTTACATCACCAGCTTGGGCTGCTTGGACCATCTTCATCTTAGCGTACTCTACACGGGTTGCTTCGTCTTCTAAAGACTTGTCAATCTGTGCAAACTGATAAGATGCTGCAGTATTTTCTACTGCTGCTAAACGTCTTGCTAGGTCTTCATTACGGCGCTCTAATGCGCTGATCTTGTGTTTTGCTGAGGCCTCACGTTGCTTTTGAAGTTCCTTTTTTAGCTTACGTTCTTCACGTCTAGCTTCACGAATCTTCTCACGTTCGTCTTCTGTTTCACCATCGTCAGCCGCTTCGTCATCGCCAGCTTGTTCTTCTTCAGAATCATCACTTGCTTCTACTTTGCCGCCTTCGTGTAGCTCTACTTCTACGCCTTCTTCTTCGTCAAAGCCCTCTGGGACTTCAACCTTGGCCAAAACTGAGCCGTCTGCTTGTTCCTTAATAGGAACGTCTTTATCTGCCATATATACTTTCTTTTCTACAAAAGTTAATCTACAAACGATTTCATTTTTTGTGCTGCCTCGAATGACTTGATCCTAGAGATTACTTCACGCGCCTGCAGTGTAATAAACACCACCGGAGCGCCATCATCGTCTGGTTGCACTACGAATCGGTCGCCGCCGTACTTGATAGTACGAACTAAGTCTCCAACATTACACCAAGGGCCTTCTGGCCAAGGAGTTAGGTCATCTGGGCTTTTATACGCCAGGGGACCAATATTGATTACTTTAGCTACTGTCTCGTTAAATCTTAACGTTTGTTTGGTCTCATCCACTAGGATGATTCCGCCTTTACTTGTTGTCTTTTCCCTGCGCAACTGCACAAGTACTCGATCACCAAGAATCTCTACACCTGGGTCTACGTCTGGAAAGCATTCCTGCTCTGAACGTAAATCCGGCTCGTCTTTACTATATAAATCAATCGCCATTACGGCAACCTTTCTAAACTCTTACGAGTTATCTTCGTCATCCTCTGTCAAAATTTCATTGACAATATCTAAGGCTAATTGCAGTCCTTGGATAGTGCCTATACTTTGTTTGTAATCATCAAAAGAATTGATGTTTACTCCCGCGGTGACAGCTTCCGCTTGATCTTTTATCTCAGTCTTTACACGACCGATGATCTCACTAATAATGTCTTTCATAATTTTACTAATACGTAGAACGGAATAAATCCGCCCCAATTATTAATAAAAGTTGCCGCCTTTAATATCTTTAAGATTCTTGTCTGGTCCAACTTTGCTAGACTTAGCCATCTTGTTTTGGTTCAAAACTGCATTATTAGCGCGCTTGGAACCTGATGCGCCTTTGTCTAATGTCTTATCTTCTGGGCCACCGCCTGAAGATGATTTACCAGTTTCTTGGTATGTTTGACGAAAGCCTTTTTGGTCGGCCATGTTATGCTCCTGTAGTAGGTGTTGGGGTTGGTGCTGCTGCTTGTTGCTCTAACGCTTGTTGGTGCGTTTGATCGTTTTGCTCTAGGGTAGACGCGTGGTCTAAACCAGTCTGTAGTGCCTGGTCTTGGGCTTGCGCACCCTGTTGCATCATTTGTTGCTCATGTTGCTGTTGAGCCAGGGCTGCTTCTTTTTGGTGGGCAGCTTGTTGTGATACCTGATCGGCTTGAGCCTGGAAGGCTTGTTGCTGGATTGCTAAGCCATGCTGGCGAATGTCTGCGTCTGATGCCTGGATGGCGTCCATTGCAGATAGATTCTGTTCATGCTCTAACTGTGCTTGTTGCTGGTCTAACTGAGCTCCTGCATTGATCATGGCCACACGCTCTTTTGCTGCGTTGTTGATATTTGCCATAGCAATATCGGTAGCGTTGCGTTGGTTGTCGATGTTGGTCTGTGTAGAGTACTTGGCTTGCAATTCGGCAACTTGCTGCTGCAACTGGGCCACCTTGATTTGGTAGTCCTGTTGTGAACGCTGCATTTCGCCCTGCATTTTGAGCTGGGCTTCTTGCGTCTTGCGCTGGGTCTCTGCCATCTGAGTCTTGACAATTGCTGCGGCGGTTGGATCTGCCATAGCTGCTGACTGTTGCGAAGCCTCTTTGCCTTGTTGTACTTTTTGGGCCAGTGCTTGGATTTGTTGCACATAAGGGCCCATAGATTGCTTGGAGTCTTGGTCTACTAACTGTGACGCTAGTGCAAGAGCCTGCTGGGCATGTTGGTCCAGTGGTTTTTCTTGGTGTAATTGTAGTACATCCTTACCACCGGATGCCTTGGCAACATAAGAGCGCATAGATTGCAGATAGTGCAATGTTAAATGCTGCTTGATATGTTCAAGTGCGTGTGGTGCAAATGATGGTCCTATGACTGGGTTACCACCGTAGGCTGGATTTTGTGCATACTCTAAGTGAATCTTAATGTGCGCAATATGATCCTGGTCGGGATAGGCGGCAGCGGGTCGTCCCATCGTCATAGAGACATTCTCTAATGCTGGATTGGATTCGTTGGCGCCTAATGGGTTTGGCAACACTTCATCTAGCTCAGGAACTTTAAGTTGTTTGAGAACGCGCTTGTATACAGCACGAAGGTCAAACATGCCCGGAGGGGCAGAGGTTGCCATCTGAATTAACGCTTGGTTTTGTGCTAAGCGTTGTGTTTCAGAGAATATGTTAGGATCTGATACAGGGCGAACATCATTGTTGTACGCAAAATCACGTACTTCAATTTCTTCACCGGACTGGTTGTCCATCTCTTGCAAGTACCAATGGTTCAGGCGTGAGATAATCTTTAGGGACATTGCCTGACTGCGGTGCAGTCTAGCATGAATAGATGAGTAAACCTTAGCACCTTGCTCAATCAGAGCCTGGGTGGTGCCTACTGGCATGTTGCTGTTAGCGTCAGCAATCTTCTCTTCAGATGTAGTAACAACACCTTTAGCGGCTGCAGTTAACCAGCCTAGAAGGTCGTATAGTACTGAGGAAGGAGGATTGAATGGCATGGCCATTGCAATCTTGCGAATGTCTTCAACACCAGGGCCAGCTTCTACTTCAACTACTTGGGTTGGTTCAATCCTGTCAGATTGTCCACTAACTCGTCCAGTTTTGAGCTTAAGCAACGTCTGACTGTTGTTGATATGAGCAGCGTCCAACAGAGCACGTAAAGCGCCAGTAAGAGCAGCAGAGAGGCCACCAATAAGATGGGGGAGGCCAATAGCATAAGCACCGCGCCAAGGAATGAATTTGAACTCAACAAACCAATTAAGTTTTTCAAGTTTTTCATCGTTGCATTCCCAGTTGCGACGTAGAGCCAAGACTTTGCTGCTTGACTCGTCAATAGTTAAAATGTATGGTGCACGCTTGCCGTCTGTTTCAGGATCATCATCAAGACGCATGAAGCAAGTGATCTCATAAACACGACGCATACCATCAATGTTTTTAGATGGCTCAGACTTACCTTCAATCTTGTTGTTGGCCTTTTCAGATTGAGTCTGGTCTGTTAATGGTGCATCAGAAGTATAATCAAAGTTATCCAAGTCACGATAGATACCAGAATCAACACGTTGTTGATATGTATCTTCAGTAATGTCTTGTTGCTCTGTTACACGCTGTGATGTATAGAAGTTGGTTGTTGAATAGGGTAGAATGATATTATCAATCGGTACCCATTCACAAGTAGGACGCTTTTGTTCCTCGTCAAAACGCCACTTAAGAAACTGTGAGCCACCTAATGGTAGCTGAGTAAGCAACTGCTCCATCTCATCGCGGTACTCAGCGATTTGTTCTGACAGCTGCCAGTTAAGGAAGTTAACCTTGCGATCTGCTACTTCTTGTTTTTGTTTTCCGTCTTCACCTCGGATATTGGATTTAACAATTCCGTCTGATGGGAGTAACTCTTTGGCAGACGAGGCTGCAAAGTCGACACAGGCTTCTGCCATAACGGGGTGGACAACTTTAGAAGCTCCATCAAAAGTAGCGCCACCAGGAGCGTCTTTACCCAAGCCAGTGCGGCGCAGACCTTCTTCGTACTGTTTATCGCGTTGTGAACGCGCTTCTTTGTCGACATCAATGTAGTCCAGGTATTCTGTGGCTAAACTATCCAACTCACCCTCATCGAACTCTTCTGCTAAGTTAGCATAAAATTCTGGGTTTTTAAGTGGACTGCTTTTTTCAATATAGTTTACTACCACGGAACCGTCGTCTAATTCAATGACTTCTTCTTCTACTTCAGAGGGTTCTAAGCCTAGTTCTTCTTCGTATGCCTGCATGTCAGCTTCTTGCTGAGTTGCTTCTTGTATATCTTCTTCACGGTCAAGACCGGGCAGATTGCCGCCAGTTTGAATCGGGATTTGTGGATTTGCCATAGATTATTTTTAGTTTTTGCTGAAACATCAGCAATTAAGAATTTGGTGGGCAAGAGTATGCCCTTAATTTAACTAATACGCTAAATGTGTGTAAACCGCCCTACTGCGCGTACGGGTTGGCATATTTCTTTCTTGCTATGTCATCTGAGTAGTCATAATCACGCACTGGCAGTGGATCTAACTGTAACCAGCCCTGATCTCGCAAAATACGTAATGCCTGTGATAATGCGTCTACATAGTCATCATGCCCTTGTGCTTCAGGAAATGAACACACTTGGCGTATGAAACGCTTAGCCCATTCTGCAAATTCACCCTTTTTGACTGGGTCTTCTGGAATGTAGGCCTTTCCTTTAGCTACTAGCGGGGCTACAATGTTCAGTCGTTGAATCTTATCCGCTCTACCGGGGTTATATCCCTGTACTGGTATTCCAGATCCCCTAAGCTCTTGAATCAGTGAGATACCCGCAGACTTGTCCTCCATGAGGATGAGGTCTGCCTTACGGCCCTTACCAAACTCATTGTCAGCGCCGTACACTACCTCTTTGAAGTCATTGATAACTTTGCGTCGTAACTCTGGGTAGGACAGGTGCTCATCCCAAGCGTCAAGAAGGATGGTACACATTCCACCGTCTAGTTCTTGGAATACTCCCCACACTTCACAAGCTGTTGGGTCGTTGATTGTTTTTTCAGATGTCGCGGGGTCATACGACGCAAGGACATACTCGAGTGTGGGTGTTGGCTTATCGGCGGACCACATTTTAAAATGCTTACGCTTGATGATACCGGTTGATTCGGGATCCAGGATTTCTCCGTAGATCTCTTGCCTGCCCATATCGGTGCCGTCATAGGTCTCAAGCTGTTTGAAGAAGGTTGCTGATAAGTTGTCTCGGTTGTCATAAGATGAGGCGTTAACCATGTACACGTCGCCACCGATTTTTCCTTCAGCTAGGTCTACAATTGTTTCCCTTGGCTTTGGGGTGGTGGTAATAATCTGCTGCACTCGGGCCAGCCTTGGGTCCTTAAGACGGAGGGTAAACTGTACGCCGTCGTAGGCTTCGTCGAGGTAATCAAATGCACACAGCTCGTCGAACCAGGCTCCATGGAATTGCTTACCGCGGTAACGTTCTGGCTCTGAGGCTGGAATCCCCTGGATGATGGATCCGTTAATAAGGGTAATCTCGAAGAGGGACTTGTTGTAATCCCGTATAAGTGAAGAGGGGATGATATTGATAAGTCCGGAGTCTCCCTCAAAACAAGTTGCACGTATATCATTGGAGGTTGGGGCAGTGACGAGCCAGCGGGTGTTGTCGTATACCCAAGCACGAATGCCAATCCAATGAGACGCAGTGTGCGTCTTGCCAGACCCCCGGCCCGCAAGCATAAGAAACGTATCATACTCTCCATCCTCTGGTTCTTTTTGGTGTGGTAATGCCTGCAATGACCACTTGATACGCCATAGGGCAGCATCGAGCTCTGGCGCGGGCCAATGCTGCCTTGCTGCTGCAAACTTAGTGAGCTCGGCGGTTTGTTTTGTTGTTAATGACATGCTATAAATCCTTCTCCTACGAGAAATGAGCCGTCTGGTCCGTCTGTCTCGATATGTACACAGCCTTGCGGCTCAATCTCATAGACGTCAGTGATAAGGCGCGCCGCTTGGCGTACCTTGATGGGCTTTGGTGTCTGGGAACCAAGTAATTTTAGCTTGGTTTTAATTAAGAGGGTGTATTCCCTGTAGTCTTCGCGGTAATTAAGGCTGGTTCTGCACCCAAGGGACTCAGCAAGGTACTGCACCTGCTTCATTAGTAGTTTATTTTTGGTTGTTAGTCTAAATCTATCTAACTTTTGGTTATATAGACTTCTTTTTGAGTGCATAATACCACTTAAGAGCTCCAACCGCTGTTCCGCGGACGATAGTAGGTAGTTGTTGGGTATGTTGGTTGGTATATTGGGTAGTAGGTGGGTTTTAATGGACGGGTTTACCAAGAAAGTGGTGCGTCCGTTGCGTAAGTGCCACTTTTCAATCATCTGATAGCCTGCGTCTTTGAATTTTTCTTTGACATTGGCCTCAACATCGGCAAATGTACTAATTTTTCCGTCTTTGTGGTGGTTAAAAAACCAATATCCAAACACAAACGGTGGTACAGGTAGGTCTTTGTGGGGGAGTTGTAGTAAGCCAGCGGTCGGAATGGAATATTCAAACCGGCCTCTGTCCTTTGTTAAGGGCATTGTGGCTATTTTTGAGATGGGTGTGAGGCTAAGGGGTCGCCTGAACTTTAGCTTGCCCTTGTACTCATTGGCACGTCTGCGGTATTTATTGTTTTCCAGCGGCAGTGTGAGGTGTTCGTCGCCTGCCACGGTCAGTCCATCAATAAGCTGGACCTCGTAGCAGCTCTGTGCTCTGTATTGCTGGATTAGCTTGATGGTTGCGGGTTGGCCTAAGCGGTCGAACACCACATCACCTTCGACTAGGTCGTAAGCAAACTTCCAGTAGTCAAGGGTAAGAACCCGTTCTGTTGCTAGTATCGCCATAAAAGTTATCTAAGACCCAACGGTCTAACCATTTTCCCAAGGGGGTGCGGATGTTGTTCTGGACCTTGACTGGCAGGTTTTGAATTTTGAGTGCGTCCTCTGATAGCTTTAAACGAAACTCTAAGTACTTTACTGTTTCGTGGTCTAGTATCTCAACGGGCGCGTCTGCCATGTCAAAGTTGTGCAAATCGCATACCAATATCCGCAAGCCTCTCAACTTACCGGCGGGGCTTTCCAGCGCGCCTTGGATTTGATAAACGTATTTGTTCATATACCTACTAATACGCACTTTTATGGATTTGTGCCTTTACCCCACCATATTTCAGAATAGTCTAGCACGGGTATGTTTACAACCACACAAGCCTTTTCTCTTTCCTGGGGGTCGGCTTTTATTTCAATTAACGCCGCTTCTACATCGTCTTCAGGAACTTGAGACAGTTCAAACCACTCTCTGTTTCCTCGCAGTTTAGCAAACCCTAAGTCTACAAGTTTTTTATGAACAAGTTTATCAGTTACCCAGTCTGCAGTCTGCCAAGACGCTATAAATTTTAATTGTTCGGGATTAGACGCATTGTCTTGGGCTTGGATTCGTTTTTCTGGGTCTGTTGTGGTTTCACCGATTTTATACCAGTTCTTTGTTTGGTAGGTTGGTGTTGTGTAAAGATAGATAATCTTCATTTGATACTCCTAGATAGTTGTTTGAAGGTGATAGGTAAGTCTTGGATCTAGGCCAAGACAATGTTGTCGACACACTGTCCCTATCTACTTTTACTAATACGCGAAGTTCTATATAACCGCCCTAAGCCAAAAAAGGGGTTTTTGTGAGTTCTATATAACTAAAAGTTTTGTTTGACAGGGAGTGGCAGTCTTGGCAGTCTTTATTCCAACTCAGGTGCTCCTCATCAATTTACTTTTTTGTTTTAAAAAAAATAAAATGAAAAGAAGACTGCCTAGTGTGCCACTCGACACCTAAGTCCTTGATTTTAAAGGAAAGGGACCTTCCGTTCACTGCCACAAAGACTGCCACTTCACTGCCAATTTGACAGGGAAGGCCTAAAACGTAAGGGTTTACCCTAATAGGGTTTACCCTAATATGTCACATTTTTGCAAAAAAAATTTCCCTGTAAAAAATTATTTTGCTGTTTTACAGGGAAAAATAGAAAAACTTAGGCTTGGGCATGGGGCCACCGGCCCGGGGTGGGGGTCCGCAATTTGGGGCATCG